TATCAGTTGCATCCAAACTGCCAGGGTCAACATATATGACACTACCACGAACTGATTTTAGAAAATTATCTAATCTGGAAAGACCCATTTTTACTAATTCGTTATCCGTTAAGATTATTTATCATCACATATATATTCAACTAAATATTTAAAAAATGTCAATAAAATGAAATCTTACTCTGACCTAAAAGAAGATTTGGAACAAAGAAGGAGAGAATTGCAAGCTAAGCAAAAAAAGCAAATTGAAGATCGTAAAAAGAATGCAATCTCATATCGTGAGATAGTAGCTGGCAATATGGAGAAGGAAAGAAAAAAACAAGAGAAAATGCGTCAACAAGAGGAAGAGAGAAAACAAGCAATTCGCGCACGTAAGGCAATGAAGGATGAAATCAAGCGTGAATTAGAATCTGAAAAAAACTAATAGGGCAATTTTTTGCCCAGATTTTTTTTGCCCCTTTTTTGGAATTAAAAGTCAATTTTCCCTCAGAGAGGGTCTGAATAAAATACCCTCTCCTCCTCTACCTTATCACGTACAAAGCTAAGCACATTCATAAACTCATCCACTGTCTCACACTTCACTACTCTCTTCTCACCTCCATCAGAATACAAATATACTTTCCTTTTACTGGTGTCTATGACACACTTAGATAATAAATCATCATCCATAATCAACTCCTAACATCATAGTTATATCCAGCAATAGAGTATCCACTATTATCACCAGGATAATCAGCAGGTGTCTTACCTTCATACTCTACCACTAAATCAGGAACATCTTTTCTCTTTGCCATAATATGATAGAAACAATCAACAGGCATACCACCTTGAGCTTGAAGATAAATTTTCTGCTCAATTGGTGACACTCTTTTCACTATCACATTCTGATGAGAACCTATGGCAGTAAGTTGAATTGTTAGTGTCTCATAGTCAATAAGACCACCCCAATAATCAGGTAAATCAATTACATTTTTTCCATTACATACTCTCCCTCTAGTATACACAGCAACCTCAGGACCTTCAATACATGCATGAGCAAGACGATAATTTTCTTTAGTTGGATGTTGAATATCAAATAATTTACAACCAGGTGGTGTTCCAGAAGTTTGAGTTATGTCTCCAATAAAATGCGCATTGGTTGTTATATTCTCACTTGCTGTGATGTTTCCTTCTTGATCAGTGTCTCCTTTAATATTAAGAGCATTAGAAGTTAAATCATTACCTTCTATCTTAACATTACCCTTCACATGAAGAGATCTTTTAGCATGATCTTTAACATCAGTGTTTGCCTCAGGTCCTATCATGACTGTTGCTACTGGAGCATCATCATCAAAGGCTTCATCATCACCCACTTCCAGTGGACCTTCTATGTAAGAAGATCCTCTTATTGCATCTGTTCCTTTACCTAAACACTTAGCCTCTCCTGCACCTACCTGTAGTTGTTTTCCAACTTCTAAACTTGGGACTTTCATAATACCTCCTATAAATTGTCCTTAAAGAAACTGCCAAATTTCTCTGACAATTCTTTTGTTTGTTCCTCAAATTGACTTAAGTTTTCAGTCAATCCCTGTCCAATTTCACCTACTTGTTCAGTTAGGTTAGCAACATCATCTGATTTTGCAAACTCTTTTAATTTTGCTGGTAGTCCTGACTTCTTCAGTTCATTAGCAGTTGCCTCCATAGTAGTAGGAAGATCTCTCATTAGATCTTCAAAAGCAGAGGATAATTTACCAGTTTTTGCTGCCAACTTATCAGTATCTTTAGATCCTAACAGTGAAGTTGCACCATCACAAAAATCTATCAATCCTCCATAACAATTCATAATACCTTCACCAATAACATTAACTTGATTTGCTGATACTATTTTGGTGCATACTGAACTAGTACATTCAACATCAGGAGCCTCTATGCGAATTTTTTCATTAGCATTTATCTTTATGACTCCATTTCTTCCATCATTACCTGTTGCTATCAACTCTATATTCTGAGCAGATAATCTAATAGTTCCATTAGGAGCAGCTATACTAACATCACCATTTTGTGCTAGTAAATTATATGCTCGTGGATTTACTCTTTTACCACCATCTGCACTCTTTGCTCCTCTTATATCTTGTCCACAGTTAATAGTATGAGCACCAGGTGAGTGAAAGTTTGTACTCCCTTTTTGTCCTTGTTTGCCATCTCCATTAGTTCGCATTCTAATATAATGTCTTCCACCATCTTCACCAGTTCTGACAAGATATCCAAACTGTTTTTCTTTTATGATGTGTCCAAATCTTATTTCTCCATGTTCATTCCCCAATCTACAGGGATGATAATTAATTGGTTTGGTCATGAGAATTTACCTACACAATCTATGACTTGAATAATTTGAGTTGGGTCAATGTCTTCAATCACTTTAATAGTTTTAAATGTTGGAACTAATTTAACATTATATCCACTCGCACTTTGAATATAGATGTTAGGATCATCTTTAAATCCACTTCCACCATCATCAACATTTATTGAATTGATAGTTCCTAAGGCATCACATCTGCCTATAGATAATTTTGCTCCATTATCAGGTTCTATCACCACAGTATCTTTAGAACAATCATAATTGAATCCACCATCAACAACATTAATACTATCTATAGTGAGGACTACAGGATACTCTCCTGTGTTAGATGTTGGTAAGTCTCCACGCGAAACTTCTTCAGGCAACTTAGCTGTTATTGTTGTACACTCTTCACCCTCTATGAGAACAACTCTACCTCCTGGTTCTGTCACTGTATCACCAGGACAAACTTCAATAACTTCACCTGGTAAATATGGAACATCATATGTGCCATCAAATCTTTTCACTGTGGTTTCATCAGCTTCTGCCCATGTTGTACCATCTCCACCTTGACTCCCATCAGGAGCAGTGATATATCCTGTACCAGTATCATCCATTATAACATCAACTACCTTACCATCTTGAACAACTGCAGTTCCAGATGCACCACCTCCCTTGCCACATGAATCTTCAAAACTTACAAAAGGAACATCAGTATATCCACTACCAGGCAATATAACATCAACACCCAATAAAGTTCCAGCAGCACCTATAATAGCATTACCTGCTGCACCAGATCCACCTCCACCAAAAAACTTTATTCTAGGAGGTCCACATTTTAATGGACCTACATTACAAGACTGAATTGCATCACCAATTACATCTCCAAAATCAGCTCTTTCCACAGCAAGACTTATGCTATCACCTATGTTCTTAAATTTACCAAAAGATTTTTTAACTCCAGAGTATATTTCTTTTGCTCTAAACAATGCACCAGGAATATCTAGAGTCCCAAGAATATCAGGAGCATCAACACCCAGACTTTGATTCCATGCTGTAACCTCATCACAACTGGGAGCTGCTGCACATGAGAGAAAAGACATGGCACTACTAGCAACATCTGTTAGATCATCTATGATATCATTAACTCCACCAACAGATGAGAGGAATGATTTAATTGGACCTAAGATAGAACCCACTGCACCATCAATCACTCCACTGACTCTTGCTAATAAAGATCCTACAAAATTATTAACTGCACAAAGAGGACCATTGATAAGTTTATTGACAGCATTTTTTAAAAAATTACCCACCATCTTGAAAAGATTTGCTTGTATGTTTCTAAAAGCACAAGAGAGATCATCAAAAGCTTTATCTCCTAATTTTTTTGCTTTAAATAATTGAGATTGTGGTAAACTGGCATAAGATTTTGCTAAAGTTGAATTAATTTTTTTATTAATATTCAATTGAATGCCATCAGTTATTCTTTTGACTTGACCAGTTATTCTTTCTTGAGCCTCTACCATTGTTCTATCTATTTCTTTCTCTATATTACTAATACCCTTTAAAGCTCCTGTCACATCTATCTTTGCTTTATCAGTGGTGGTAGAAATCTTAGTCTTCCAATGTTTTTTTGCTTTCTCAAGTCTCTGTTTTCTATTGAGAGCATTTTTTAATATCACTTGTATATTTTCTGTCCTATCAAGATCACACTCAGGTGGTTTTTCATTTTCTTGAGGTATTTTATCATCACTATCAGCCTCAAGATCTGCACCAGACATATCCTGATCTTGAGCAATGGCGCTTTCTATTAGTACTCCATCTGTATTTGCTTGATCTTGATTGACTGGAAGAGAGGATCTTGAAACAGGATTACTTGAGTCTGTAGAATCATACCCACTAAACAGTTTAAAGGGACCTAATGGACCCATATTACGTTCTGCTTTTGCATACTGATTGACACCAAACACCCCTGTAATGACAGGTTGTTGTGCATCCTCACCATCTAAAAAGAATCCATGAACAAACATCCCTTGTCTGAGGTTAGGAGATTGTGATGCCCCACCCTGACCTGATCCAGCAGTGACTGGAAATAATACAGTTGCCCAAGGCAATTCTTCATCTGATAATTCTTTATCATCAGGTGGATGATATCCTATGATACGAACCTTATATCTATAAGCAAATCCTTTAAACTCATCATTGGATTCAGTAGGACGTTCAGCTATATTAGAAATCCAATTTTTTTGTTTTGGAATCTGACCTATCCACCAGACATAACCATCACGTCCAATGAAATTTGTGTTTAGTAATGAATTTTCTAACATTAATCGTCGTAAACTCTACACTCAAATGCATCTGGATGAGTATCACAGAACACCTCTAGTGTTTGATCCTCATGTCTCTTGTGCCAATCATTAATACTTCCAGGTTGATCTACCTCTTCATTCTCATCGTGATGAAATGCATCATTGTGCATTTTTAAATCATCTTCAGTGTATTGATTCATGTTATGATTCACATGTTCTTTTCCATCTGGTTCAATGTAAGGTTTGTAAGTGTTCATAATTGTTCTCAGAAGGGTTTTCTACCAAAACTATCTCTTACCAGTGTCAGACTAGTAGAAGATTGATCAGATGTCAAGCGATGACATACACTTGATATCATATATATGCCACCACTTTGTTTATTTGTTTTTGAATTTTTAGATGTCCTAACTTCAGGAAAATCACAATAAATTAAATCACCAGCTTTCAAAGAAAAATCTGCTGCTATCATGATATTTATTTTGATAGAAAACAATTGATTATATCTCATCAAAGATTGCACCATAGTTTTAGGAGCATTGTAAGTTGGTTTAGTAGGATCACTCTTCCAATTTTCCAACTCACCCTCAGGATCTTTACCTGTGGGAAGAGTTCCAATGTCAAGAATTCTTGCCATCAATCTAGATTGCTTTTCTCCAAAGTTTTGAATAGAATCTGAAATATTATTCTTTCCTCCAGTCTTTACCTTATCATTGTTGATAGAAAATTCCTGATCCACATATTCATAATCATAAAGATTAAAGTATATGCTTTTGTTGGAATATATCCCTAAGGCTAAATTTTTCTGCAAATCAACATCTCTATCTATAGAATAACTAAGAACTTTTCCATCATACTCGTTGGGTTGAAATTGAGTCTCTGTTAAAACATATTTTTTCTTATAGGACTGACTAAACAATCCATCAATAGATTTAAATTGAAATCCATCTTGTGTTTCAAAGAAAAGATAACCTGCTGTACCCTCACCTGGTTGTGCAGGTATTGATTTGGACGCTAACCATGTACAAACATACAATGGTTTTTTATTATTACCAATAAAATTATAATCAATTAGAGTATCATCTACACTTATATTTTTACTAGTTAATTTCTCTGATCCTTTTGAATTTGATTCTGTCAAGATTTTTTTTACATTTTCAGAAATTTTGCCATTATATCTCTTGACCACTCTGGTTAAATCATTTTTAAAAAGTTCCTCAGATGCTAGATCTAAAAAATAATTATTCTCTAAAGTATCTGAGACGACATTTCTAACTCTATTGACATATAATGTGGGTGTTAACTTATTTCCTATGGTATCCTCTAAAACTATGTCAACCTTCTCACCTCCTCTAATGGGAAGTTCATCTAAGAAATCATTTGTCTCCTTCACTCCAACACTCAATGTAATCACATTAGACATTACATTCTCATAGTATCTAACATCAGCTAGGGATACTCTACCATCCTCCTGTGCCTCAGATCCAGCAAAGTCTGGTGATCCATTCTTTCCATGAATCTTAAATTTTCTTATGTTACCTGGTCTTAAGTCAGTCATGTTGTGTACATTAAACTCTCAAATTCTGAGGATTTCTTACTATTTAATGCACTTACACCACCCATGCCAGTGCCTAGAGGAAGAATAAAAGATTTCCCACCCATTGAAGATTGAGGAGTATTTTGAGAGACAAAAATTACATCAGTTTTATCTTGATTAGTTTCATAGAATGCTTGATCTTCTAATTTGATTATCATTTGTCTTAACTTATCTCTCTTATTCAAATCTTTTCTAAAGTGTGCTTGAGTCATCTGCAATACTAACTCATAGTTAGGATCACCTGGTTCATAGGTTTTACCATTAAATGTAATTGGTGTATTGCTACCATACATTTTTTTATTATATAAAGATAAATTATTCGTATATTCCCTCACCTTTCGTTCATGCTTATAAGGATTCATATCTGTCCTCCCCTCCAATTCTCTTAGACCTGCATAAGTGGGTGGTTTTCCATCAATAAAAAACTTATCTGCTGATATATTATTACCTGAACTTTTCTTTTCTTCTTTAGCAACTAGTGATGTGGTAGGTTTAACATCTGATTTTTGATCAGACTTATCAGGAATTATATTATTAATATTATTATTAACCATTGACACTGTGGGAGTTATCTCAGTGGTGTCAGCAACTGTGGGAGCTACCTCAGTGGTGTTATCAGTCATAGAAATATCAACACTTGCATTCCCCTCAGTATCTGAGGGAATATTTTCCTGAGCAACTAGAATATCTTTATTAATTTTATCAACAGCTACTTGTACAGTTTTCTGATATTGAGTACTAACTTTTAAAAACTCTTCCTTTTGCTTATTAAATTCTTTAACAAACTCATCAGCTTGTTTATCAAGATCTTTTACTTGCTCTTCCAACTTATTAACTTCCTCTTCTTCAGTCTCACCAATCTTAGGATCTAGATCTCCAGTGTCTTGTTTCCTAAACAAATTGAAAAAATCTAGAATGGGTCTTATGAAGGGATCTAAAGCAGCAAAGAAACCATTCAAAGCATTAAATATATTTTGAAAGAATTTTATTATAGCACCTAAACCTTTGTAGATAGACAGAACAACTGAACCAAGGAGAGTGGCCACAATGAATGGTAGAAATCTACTTAAAAATGAACCCATCTTAGATATTGTTCTACCAGTCACTGACACAGAAGTTTTTTTAGATTTTAATTCTTTCTCCTTAGTTCTCTTCATCAATAAATTTTGTTTCCTTAAATTATTTGCATTAATTTTTGATTTAAATTTAGATTCACTTTCTATTATTGATCTTATATTTGCAATTGATTTGTCTATTTTATTAAGAGACTCTACAATAGATGAAGATTGTATTGAGGATGATGTTTCAGTTGTTTGTTTACTTCCACCAAATATAGGAGTAGTAGGTTTGACTAAGGCACTTGATTTTTTATTTTTACCCACCTGAACTATACTTTTAGATATTTGAGCACCCTCTCCTTTTTTACGACGTGATCTACTTCCTACACCTTTGATAGCCATCTTAGCTACTGTTCCAAGTAAAGGTAATATCATGCGTATGCTCCAACTGTAGATCTCACTGAAGTGATATTAACATTACCTTCATCAACTGAACCATGCTCTTGTAGTTTAGAACTAGAACCATTTCCAGATGTCACTTGAGATTGATTACCACCTTGAAGAAAAGAAATGTTTGAACCACCATCAGCAAAATTATTGGGCATTAAGAATGATTGATCTCCAATTTTATTTTTGTTACCTTGAATATTAAGATTTTTTTCTATCTCTTTCCTTTCCTCTCTCTTTTTCATAAGAAGATTTAAGAATGGATCACCACCTCCCATGCCAAATGCAGATGATGGATCTAATTCCATACCAAGTTGAGCACCCTTATTAAAATTCTCATCCTCAAATGCAGCACCCAACGCCATAAATCCAACAGATGGGAGTCTAAACTTTTCAGCACCAGCTAAAGCAAGAGCTTGACTGATAGCAGCAAGTGCATACATTCCAGAGGATATTTTTTTATCCTCATTCCAAGTCCTATATGAATCCCAAGCATCCCATGTCATACCCACTACATCAAGTCCTATAAAAGCACCCTTAAGTAATAAGCTTCTAAGATTTGCTATCTCACCTGTTGTATCTTTTACTCCCTTCCTCTTCAAGAAATTTAAAATATTAGTCATCCATCTTTTAAATTTTCCAGGTTTTACATCACCTTTAAATTTTGGCAATTGAACATCACCAGCTGTCTTAGATCCTTTAGCACCCTCTACTTCAAATGATGGATTTTTCCCTGTTTTAGTAAATGGTGGATCTGATTCAATAACAGTTGGTCTTAATTTAGTAGCACCAGGAACCTTTGGTAATGTTGGAGAAACAGTGGTTCCTTTAGTACCCTCTATAAAATTCATCATCATAGTCACTTTACCCTTTCCATAAACTTTGCCAAGTATCCCTTTTATTTGATCATAAGAATAACCTTTTGCTCTTAAAAATCCTACTATAGTTTTTTCAGTAAGTTCACCAAGTTGTTTTCTAGTAACCCCTTTCATTAATTCAGGATTTAGTGTTCTAGCTCCTCTAATTACCTTATTTAATTGTTGTCGAAGAATTTTAGATTTTATTGTACGTCCTGCAGGTGAGAAAAAATCAGTTACTGCTCTTCTTAAAAATTCAGTAAAAGTCATAATAGGTTTTAAAAAAACCCTATCAAGGAAAACAGAACCTATTTTTTTAAGAAGATTACCAACTTGAGATGCTATTTTAAGTCTTCCCAACTTCAATAAAGATTTAATAAGTTTCCCACCATTATCACCCAACCAATCTGCTATTGCCTTTACCTTTTTTAAGTTCTCATTATCCTGAAGCCACTTATAAAGAGATAAGACAGCAGCACCTAGTCCTACAGATTTTAAAAATTGTAGAAGTCTCTCTCCAAAACTTTTGATAGGTTGCTCTATAATTTTTTTTATAGTTTTACCTATGGTATTCCCTTCATTCTCTAAAGATTTCTCTCTCTCTCTTTTCTCATTTAATAAATCTCTTTTTCTTTGCCTCTCATATGCTATTCTCTCTAGAGATAATTGTGATGCAAGAATAGAACCTATACCACTCAGAGCAGAAGAAATACCATCTAGTCTAGGAACTAATATACTAGATAAAACATCATTATTACTTTGAACTTCTTCACTATCTTCTTGTAACTTCTGACCCTTAAGTCTAGGTTGAGTTCTATTTAATACTTTTTCTACATTCAACCTAGTCTTCTTAGCTTTAAACTTAGGTTTCTGAACTGCTCTTACTGCCTCTTGAAGTATGGGTATGCGACCATCACTAGGATTAGTCATAATCAAAGTATTGATAGCCTCTATCAAAGCGCTACGAAAGTCCTCAGGAATCTCCATCTCCCAGATCTCATATCCTAGATCTGTAAGTATCTTTACTGGACTGGTGGTAGCTGCTGCCATTAGTTACTTCTTTGTTGTTGCTTTAATTTTTCATCCTCAAGATGCTGTTTAAGCATACCAATGTAAATGTCTCTCTCCCAAGGAATTAAATTTTCAACCTCAGCTAATGAATATTTATGGAACTGGAGTAAAGCAAAATTAATTTTATAGTAATTCTCCAAGTCCATGTGAACCATGGCTACGCGAAAAAAGATGATAACCCTTCTAATACCACAGTATTCTCAACAGATGTTTTAGGATTCTTAAACTTTATGCTGTGAGATAACTTAGGCATAGTAGTAAAGAAATTTTCAATTTGTTTGAATTGCAAACTATTCATTTGCTCTAGGAAATCTTTCACTTCTTTCTTAGTGCAGTCTGCTGTAGACCATACCTCCTCTGCATTGTAAATTTTATCAATGCAAGATGCTATGAGATCAAAGGAAGAATCCATATCCAAATCATCAGTAAAATCAAAATTATTTTTGATGAACTCATCCAATGAAGGATACTTCATCTCCATTACTAACTCAGAATCTAATTTAATTTTTTTACTATGTGATTTATCCTTTTGGATTTTAATATCATCAATGTTAATTGTAACTGGAACATTAGTTTCTCCATCATCAGGACATATTAAATTAACTTCAATCTCTTCACCAACAGACTTACCCCTTATATGTAAAAACAAATATTCTATATCAAAAGTAGGTAATAAATCTACCTTCACTCCTCTAGTTTCAATACAACTCTTAAGAACAGTTCTGATAGCAGTGGTGATTTGTTTTGTATCCTCAGACTCTAATGCTAGAACAAGTAACTTCTCTTCCTTAACTAAGAAAGGTCTGTATTTAATTTTCTTTCCTGTAGATGGCAACTCAAGTTCATAAGTTGGCGTAACAATGGTTGGTAATGGCATAATATTTTATAGTGTAGTTTATTTAGAGAAGACCTACAAGAGTTTCTCTTTTATCCTCCACAACATACCTTATAAATGAGAAGGACACACTGCATTTTAAAATTTGTCCTTGTTCATAAGAAAGAGGAATGGCAGTAATATCTCTAGGAAAAGCTTGAACAAAAGTATAGTCAAAAGTTACCTTAGGTATAGTGGATTCATTTGAAAAATGATCTTTCTCAAACTTAGTCAAGAATATATCTTTCTTATATGTTTTAGGATAAGATACTCTTTGATTTGTGAATGGACTTTTAAATTTTGTAGGATCTGTAACCCCACTGATATAATCAATCCACCTTTCAAATAATTTAATTACATTATAGTTTCTATCAACATAGAATGTCAACCCTAACACATCATCATAGATTCTTCTATAAGCCATCTTCTCAGTCACACCCTGATAATCATTAGTGACATCATGAGTAGCCAGTGAAGAACCTGGTAGATTTGCTTCTGAACAAGACAAAGCGATATTATCTAAATCTAAATTACTTAAATCTGATACCTTAGATCTTACTGCTGCTGGTATGGACAGAGTTAAAAGATATTGAGAAGATTGAGCAACATTCAACAACCTACTTTTTATATCATCTACTCTTAATTTTTTTGGACGAGCACCTGCCATCTATAAATATTTTAGATTATATATTATGTATAAGAGATGGCTGAAAGTATTAAGAGTAAGTACAAACCAAAGCACCCTCAAAAATATCAAGGCAATCCAAATAATATAATATGTCGTAGTAGTTGGGAGCGCAAGTTCTGTAGATACTGTGATCTGAATGAGAATATTATAGCATGGGCATCTGAAGAGATAAGTATTCCATACCTATCTCCTGTAGATCACAGACCACATAGATATTATCCAGACTTTCTTATGAAAGTAAAAGAAAGTAATGGTAAAGTTAAAACTTATGTGGTTGAGGTCAAACCAAAGAAGCAAACTAAACCACCAAAGAAAAAATCTAGAGTGACTAAATCATATCTATATGAACTTACAACCTATGCTGTCAACCAAGCTAAGTGGAAAGCAGCACAAGAGTTTTGTTTAGATAGAAGAATTGAATTTAAAGTTATCACAGAAGATGAGTTAGGTATCAAGTGATGTCAGAGAGAACAGAAAAACTTCAAGAAAAAATTGAAGATCTAATTGATCCTGATGATATCATGATGAATATCATGGAGATATTCAGTCAGACTGAAATAATACCTGATGCAGGTGGATACTATACCTTTGTATATAATGCCAAAACACCTGGCATATATGATGAGTTCCCTCTTGTTGCTGTTACCTTTGTAGAAAGGTGGGGATTTCAAGGACTTAACTTTCATTGGGGAACATCAAGGAACTATACATGGCAAGAGGTGGTAGGAAGATTGCATGTAATCAATAATGATGAGATAGATTATCTACGCTCACTATCTTATGCAAACTTTAAGACTAAATAACTAAAAAGATATTCATGTCAGGAGTATTTACAAGGACAATTCTTAACAAAGATGGGGAGAGAGACTCCATAGTAATGAATACGTCTAATAATACCATCTCAGTTGAGAATGAAAATGGAGATACTCTAGCTAATTATACTAATGGAAGTTGGGAACCCACTAATAAAGCACCTGTAGATATATTAAAAGATAGTAAGAAAGGTAGCACTTATGATAGGGGTCTTAAATTTGCTTTTAATGATTTATCCAAAGAAGATAAAGGAAAACTTTCTATCTATTCTACAAAAGAGGAAGTGGAAAATAAAACCATAGCAAAAGGTGATGGTGATACAAAATCTGGTCTGAATACAGGTGAGGATAGCGAAGGATCTAAATTTAGTTTAAGTAACATTAAAGTATCTGATATTCCTAAAGATCCAGAGGGATTTTTCATAGGAAGATATCCTTTGAATCAACAAGACAGTTCAAACTTTGACTTCCTTAAGATAACATGTTATGACTATCAACCAGGATTAAATCTAAATGAAACAGGAGGAAACTTATTTAAAATAAAAGATATTGATAAAAGAAAAAAAGTTAGAAGAGGGGTAGTAAGTCTTCCAATGCAACCTGGTATATCAGAGTCAAACTCTGTTAATTGGGGTGAAGAGGGATTAAATCCCATACAAGCAGCAGGAGCTCAAGCAGCAACTAATGTAATGACTAAAATATCTGATGTAGTATCTGGTAGAGGATTTGATATGCAAGATATTATGAAGACTGCTGGTGAAACAGGTGGTGCTTTGGTGAGAGCTGTAGGTGAAGATGCAATCAAAGCATTTTTTGCTGGACAAGCAATAGGAGCAAATATTTTGACAAGAGGAACAGGTTTAACAATCAATAATAATTTAGAAGTATTATTCAGTGGTCCTCAATTAAGAACATTCAACTATGCATATAGATTTACACCTAGAGAACCAAAGGAAGCAGATAAAATAAAACAAATTATCAGATTCTTTAAAAAACAAATGGCTCCTAAAAGATCCAACAGTAGAATATTTTTGAAGAGTCCAAATGTTTGGAAGTTAAAGTATACATATAAAGATGGAGACCCACATCCATTTTTAAATAACATAAAAATATGTGCTCTAACTGGATTCAATGTGGACTATACACCAGATGGTTCTTACAGCACCTATGAAGATGATGGTGGTAGAGGAGATGGTTCAATGACATCTTATCAAGTGGGATTATCTTTCAAAGAGATAACTCCAATATACAATGATGATTTCTGGAATGATGATGAAGGAAAAGAAGGAACAGGATTCTAACCATGACAAACTCTTACTTCAGACAAGTACCAAATCTAGATTATGTCAATCGCAATCCCAATGCTAATGACATATCTAACTATATCACTGTAAAAAATCTCTTTAAACGTGGTAAGTTACGTCCTGATATTTTTGAAAATCTAACTTACTTTGAAAAGTATAATATCAAAGGTGATGATAGACCTGATAATGTTGCACAAGAATATTATGATGATCCAACTTTAGATTGGTTGGTTTTACTTGCTAACAACATAACTAATGTGCAATCAGAGTGGCCTATTCCTCAGTCATCACTAGATGAATTTTTACTAGAAAAATATGAAACCTATGATAAATTATTTTCTGGTATTCATCACTATGAAACAATAGAAATTAAAAATACAAAGGGTGCTGTCATACTCAAGGGTGGATTAGAAACTCCAAACACATGGAAAACTAATGGCAACTTTATTCAAGCTATCAACACAAAGATAACTCAGATATCTGGCACTGAATCCAAGATAGCCACTGTTACCATGAATAATGGTATCAAAGATTTGAAAGTAAGTGATGAAGTTCTAATTCAAAATGTATCCACAGATGTTTATAATGGAAGATTCCCTGTTACTGAAGTGCTTGCTGTTGGTGATGTTGTAATCAGATTCAAATATGTATTACCAGAAATTCCATCTGTTCAAAATCCTAGCATAGGTGGGACAGAACAAGTTACATTTACTGTCAAAGGTGAGGTTGGCACTGGTAATGCTCACTACTATGAGTTCTTTGACAATGGTTCTTATCATACAATTCCAGTAGCAAATGTTGTTAAACCAGTGACCAACTATGAATATGAATTAAAAATAGATGAGGATAAAAGAAATATATTTCTTCTAAAAAATAACTTCTTGAATGTAATATTCAATGACATGGAAGAAATCATGCCATACAAGAAAGGTGCCGCTCAATATGTGAACGACACCTTAAAGAAAGGAGATAATATTAGATTGTATACATGATCTACTTAAGTAGATTTATATATGCTGCTATGACCAAGAGGGTTAAGCAGAGTTGATTGTATCTCAAGAGTCAGCTAACTTTTGGAAGTAACTGAGTGCTTCATCTTCTTCATTAGAAGATGTTGATACTGATGCAGCAACTGGAACTGGATCTTCAGCTTCAGATACTACCTCTTCATCTAATCTAGGTGCTTGCTTTTGTATCTGCCCTAAGACAGTCTTCAAGCGTCTCTCCAAATCTTCATATGACTTAAACTGATCTGGTGCAGTGATAGCAGATAAAGAATACTGCTTCTTCCACAATGCTTCTAGTGCATCATCATCATTCAACAAAGGTGCTACCTTATCAAACTCAGA